GAACTAACCTCTTCCACTTTTGGAGCTGCAGTTTCTTTTTCTACAGCTTTGTCAAGAACTTCTTGTTCCTTTTGGGATACTGATTTTTCTTCATCAGACCCAAGGTCTTTTACTTTTATTTCCATTAGATTAAATTTTTATACAAAGTTAATAAATATTTTTCGTTCAAATTATTTACTATCTAGGGTCAAATTCTGCCAAGTCGAATCCGTCTAGACTGTCCTCATTTGATTCAAAATTTTGAGGTGGTAAATTATTTTTACGTTGAGCAATCATTTTAGATTGTTCTGTATTTTGTTGGCTTATTCTTTTAGACTTAGCTTCTTCTCTTGCTCCTTCTCTAAAAGCCAACGCTTGTTCTGATATACCACGAAGCTTTTGATTATAATTAAACTCTTCTTCCATTAGTTTACTTTTCAATGCAGCTTCATTGTTCATCTTCTCTATTTCAAATGCTATCTCTGCCTGCTTCAATTGCATCTTGCCCTGTATCTCTTGTTGTGATTTTTGCATTGCCATTTGAGCAGCCATCTGTTGTGATTGCATTTGAGCTTGAGCTTGAGCTTGTTGCTGTTGCATTTTCATCTTCTGTTCTTCTTCAGCCTTTTGCTTACGCTTTAGCTTGAGTAATTGATTAGCAAGTTTTAAATTTTTAAGCTCTCTAATATCAATTGCATCTTCTAAATTTATATCCTGTTTAGATAAAGCCATTTGAATGTTTTGCTCTAACTGTTGTCTTTGCTCTTCATCCGGTGCTACCTCAATAAAGATTCCAAAGTCATATATATATAAGTCAGAAATATCATTTAAGATACTCACATTGTATTTACCGATTTTATTTATGAAATCATCTTTAAAATCTGCATACTCTAAAATGTCAGCTACTCTATAAGTCAGAGCTTCAGATAAACTTCTATATATATATAACGCACCATCTAATATATGACGAGTGGCTACATTAGAATTTAAGGCTGCAAGTTTTTGTAGACCAACTAAAGAGTTAGGGTCAGGTACACTTGCATCTCTTGCTTCATTCAATCCTGTAACATCTCTTAACATTTGAAGATAATGGTTGTAATTAGCAATCAGCATTTGAGCTTTCGATGCTCCTGAACTAGAAGCTATTTCTTTGATTGGAACTCTAGCTTGATTAAAGTCACCATCTTGAGTGTAGCTTCTTCCAATAACCGAACCTGTTTGGAAAAACATTCTTAATGCGTCCTCAGGATTATATGCTTGACCTGTCCCTAAATCAACTTCATTCAATCCATCTGCATCAATAAATACTCCATCAGGAACTGTTCGTGCAATTACTTGTTGAAGTTTTAAATGAGTCACTTGGATTAAATCAGCAAATGGAATCATTCTTCTAACTAAAGATTCAACAACACCTTTATACATTCTAGGTGCAACTGCTACATAATTAGGTAGAGCATGTTGTGATGAAGACTTAGGTCTAACCATGTTCTCAGCCATCTGCCACTTCAATAAAATGTTGGTACCCATAACCATTATTCCGTCATACCATACGTCAATAGTTTTCTCTATCTTTTCAAAGTTAGCTTCTTCCATTACTTCTACGGGTGGATTAAATTGGTCATCTTTCTCAATAACCTTATTACCACCTGTAGCTAATATTTTTTTCTTGTATACTATTTTTTTAGTTGTCTTGTAGTTAAAATAAAGCAATGTACATGTGTCTTTATAGAACATGTCATTCTCATAATATTGTGCTACATTATAATAATCATACCAACTTTGACTGTATTTTGATATTTCTTCTAAATCTGCATTTGTAAGTGTGGGGTCTATTTTTAAAAGTTCAGAAACA